GTGCTGCGTTTCTCTCTCCCCGGCGAAGCCAAAAACATTTGGAAAAAAATAAATATTTTTTATGAAAACATTAAAAAGTAGAAAATATAATGGGAATTACAAAAAAATAAGAGAATTGGTTTTAGCTCAAAAACCACTTTGTTTTTATTGTAAAAAGGCTGTTGCAACCACGCTAGACCATGAACCACCCATTGATTCCTTTCCGTCACCGGAACTTTGGGTTGGTTCATTGCGGCCAGCATGTGCAAGTTGTAACTATTCAAGAGGGGCTAAATATGGAAACGCAAAACGCAAAGCAATTAAAAATAGTCGCAAGTGGTAAGCCTAAAAAGAAGCTAGGCCGACACACTTCCGCAATGGTCAAAGCCATTACAGGCCGTAATGACATTGATGCTGTTAAGCGTGAAATGCTATTAGGACTTGCACGCGCCTGGGATCGCATTGAAGAATCAGGTAAAGGCACACACACCATTCCATCCATATCTAAAGAATTGCGTGAGATTTGGGATTCATGTGCATTGCCTGATGAGGATGATCTGTTTGAATAAAATCCTTTGTACGCCTAGATGGGCATCTAAGAGAGATCAAGCATGTGAAACAGATGGCGATAAGTTAGCCCAGGTAGCAAAACTATTAGGTTTTGATTTGTTTGATTGGCAACGCCTAGTAGCAGATGTAGGTTTAGAGAAGGATGCAACAGGCTTGTACAAGTACCGTACAGTGGCCGCCCAGGTAGGCAGGCAAAACGGTAAGTCAAAATTGATTGAAACAAGAATTGCCTATGAATTATTACAACCTAAAAGACATGTTGCCTACACTGCACAAGATCGCAATATGGCCAAAGGTAAATGGGAAGAACATTTATTAAGTTTTCAAATGTCACCTAAATTTAGCAAACGCATTGCCAGGGTATCCAGGGTAAATGGCAGTGAAAAGATATACATGCGTAATGGTTCAACTTATGGAATTGTTACACCTAATGACAAAGGCGCACGTGGCCTTAGTTTAAATCTTATGGTTATTGATGAAGCTTTAACACATCCATTATCTTTGATTGCTAATTTACAGCCAACACTTGCAACAAAACGCAATGGTCAATTATGGATCTTATCTAATGCAGGCAGACCAGGTGAATCTGAATTATTAGAACATTATCGGGAGATTGGCCATAGAGAGATTGCAGAACCACAAAACAAACTAGCCTGGTTTGAATGGTGTCCATCATTAGATGAATTTGATTATTTAGATGAACAAGTTTGGTATCAGGCTATTCCATCATTACATGAAGAAAAAGGCGTGTTAATAGATGCAGTGCGTGAAGCGGCGGCAACTAATAGCCCGGATATTTTTACAAAGGAATGGCTGAATGTTTGGCCATCTAGAGATGCAGTGCAAGTTATCAATACTGAACTTTGGGATTCTTTGGCTAGAACAGATATTACAGTTGGCAACAAGATTGTGTTTGGCGTAGATATATCGCGTGAGCGTGATCGCGCTTCAATAGCCGCATCCGGCTTAGTTAGAGATTTTACGCCTATTGAATTGATTGAGTGTAAAGAAGGCACTTCCTGGGTTTTGCCACGATTAGTAGAACTATGCAAGAAATACAACACAAAGGTGGTTATTGATACAGGATCACCGGCAGCTTCTTTGATAGTTGAGTTAGAAAAACAAAACATTGGCGTGATGTCTATTCACTTGCGTGATTATGCCAGGGCATGTGGATCTTTTTATGATGCCGTACAAGCAAAAACTATAAGCCACTTAGATGATCCTAATTTAAGAACTGCAATCATGGGATCTACTAAACGGCCATTGGGTGATTCCTGGGCATGGAATCGCCAAAGCACAACTAACATAACACCACTGGTAGCGGCTACACTGGCACGATATGGAGTGGTAACAAAAATAGAAGATCAGCCGGTGGCAAGGAGTAAAATTTACTAATGAAATACTTATCATCTATTTTGCAGGTATCAGGTTCTTTATTGATAGTTGCAGGTGTCGCAACAATTAACCCGCTTGTAGCGGTAATATTATCGGGTGCATTTTTAGTTTTATTTGGTATTGCTTTGGAAAACAGAGGTAAATAATGCTAGGCCGATTACTTAAAAGACAAATACAACCATCCTTAGTTTATACATCACAAGGATATGTAGATTCTTTAGGCCGTGTTGGTAGATTCTTTGAAGGTAATTGGGCAGGTGCTTATGTAGATCAAAACACCGCTTTAGGAATTCCGGCAATCTATCGCGGTATAACTTTAATTAGTGATGCTATTGGTGCATTGCCTTTGTGTGCATATCGCAACAAGCGTGAAGTAAAACCAACACCACAAATCTTAATGCGGCCAGTTCCTACTGAAACCCGAATGGAAACAATTAGTGCAATGGCGGCCGCGTTAATTATTCACGGTAATTATATTGCAGTATTAGGTGAGGCAGGTGTTAACGGATTACCTGACAGCATTTATCCAGTATCACCTGATCGGGTACAAGTTACCCGCGAAAAGGGAAGAATTGTTTATCGTATTGATGAGCGCGTATATGATCAATCTGAAATCATGCACATCAAAAATTTTACAATGCCAGGTGATTTAGTTGGTAAAGGTATATTGGCCGTTGCAAAACAAGCTTTGGGTAAAGAGATTGCAATCAATGAATACGCATCAAGATACTTTGATGGTGGTGTAAATCCAACAGCCGTAATTAAATCTGCTAATCCTGATCTAACTCAGGAAGAAGCGGATGCGTTAAAAACTGCATGGATGGCAATGTACTCATCACGCAATAGATCCCCAGTTGTTATGAACGCATCAACAGATTTTGAAGTGTTAAGTAGCAATGCGGCAGAATCTCAATTAGTAGAAGCACAAACAGCCGGGCTTACAGAAGCGGCAAACATTCTAGGATTGCCACCATACTTTTTAGGATCACCAAATTCTAGCCGTACCTATTCAAATGTTGAACAGGAAAATTTACAATTGATCAAATGGTCAATTCAACCAATAGCGGAAAGAATAGAAGCGGCATTTTCTGATTTACTTGTCCGGGGTCAAACAGCCGCATTTAAGTATGATTCATTATTGAAGACAGATACCGCAAGTAGATATGATGCTTATGCAGTTGCATTATCTAGCGGATTTTTAACAGTAGATGAAATTAGGGATTATGAAAACCTTGATCCTATAGATTATGAAGAAGGGGATGAAGAAGAAGTTGGTGAAGAAGCTGAAGATGAATCATTACAAAGTGATGTGGTTGATACAGTAGAGGATAATAACTATGTCTGAAGAAAAAATAGAAAATAGAAATTACTCAGTTGATTTGGAATTGCGTGCCAATGGTGATGGCCGTACCATCTTTGGTATTGCCGTGCCTTACAACAAAGAACAGCGCATCACTAGCACAATGATTGAAGTATTTAGAAAAGGTGTTTTTGCAGAAGTTATTAAAGCACCACACCGGGTAAAACTTCTTAGGGGTCATGGTGAGAATAATGTACTAGGCCGTGCCACATTGCTTAGGGAAACAGATGAAGGCCTTTATGCTGAATTTAAGATTTCAAAAACGCGTGAAGGTGATGAAGCATTAGAGTTGGTTAAAGATGGCGCATTAGATCAACTATCAGTTGGATTTATGCCAATTAAAAACCGCAAAAGGCCTGATGGTGTTATGGAAAGAATTAAAGCTCATTTAGCAGAAGTATCTTTGGTTACCTTTGGTGCTTATGGTGAACTAGCAAGTGTTACAGGTATGCGTGAAGGCCAACCACAATTAACACCTAGATTAGATGAAGCAAGGAAGATTTTAGATGCCATACAGCGTAGTAAGTAACCATCCTGAGTGTGAAGGGTATGCAGTAGTTAAATCTGATACCAATGAATTATTGGGTTGCCATAAAACGCAGGCACAGGCAGAAGATCAATTAACTGCTATTAACATTGCAGAATATGGTGAGAGTAGAGCAGAAGGTTATGAGCCTACTGCCGGCATGAAATCAGAAGCACAAAAAGGTTTAGATTGGCGTAGTGAATTTGGCCGGGGTGGTACAGAGGTTGGTATTGCCAGGGCTAGGGATATTGTGAATGGTAGAAGTTTATCTTTAGATACAGTGAACCGGATGGTATCTTTTTTTGCACGCCATGAAGTAGATAAAAAGGCTGAAGGTTTTAGCCCAGGTGAAGATGGTTATCCTTCTAATGGTCGCATTGCCTGGGCATTGTGGGGTGGAGATGCTGGTAAATCATGGTCAGAAAAAATTGCAAACCAAAATAGATCTGATGATAAAACAAGATTTAACACAGCCTTACAAATACTAAAAGATTTGAAAAAAGAGATATAATTTTGACAAGTCGTAGAACACCTAACCCCGATTATCGGCGCGTTACACCTTCTCACTAAACAACTAACAAATTGGAGAAAAATGTCTAATACTTTTCTTGCTTCTCTCCGTGAGAAGCGCGAATCAAAGACATCTCTTATTCAGGCAACTTTAGATCGTGCGGCTGAGGAAGCACGCGATCTATCAGAGGTTGAGTTGGCTAATGTAGAAGCCCTTAATCTTGAAGTAAAAAAGTTGGATGAAAGAATTGAGCAGATGTCCGATATTGAAATCCGCAATCAAAAGGCCGCTGATTTAGCCGCTAAAGTTGATGCGAATGTTGAGCCAAAGAAGGAAGTTCGTGCAGGTGGCTTTTCTGTTACACGCGAAGAACTAACTTATTCTGAGAGATCAGGAAATGATTTCTTAACTGATGCGCTAAAGGCAAACTTCAAAACTGATGCAGATGCCGCACAACGCATTGCAAGACACCAACAGGAAATGGCAATTGAAAAGCGTGCAGTTGGAACTTCCAACTTTGCAGGTTTAGTAGTGCCACAATACCTAGTTGATCTATATGCACCATTAGCACGCGCCGGCCGCCCATTTGCGGATGCCGCACGCAAACACCAACTCCCTACCCAGGGCATGTCGGTTGTCATTAGTAAGATCAACACTGGCACAATAACAGCGTATCAAACTTCACAAAACACTGCCGCAGTATCACAAGATATTGCAGACACAACACTGACAGTAAATGTAAACACTATTGCTGGTCAGCAATCAGTATCTAAGCAAGCACTACTACGCGGATACAACATTGAAAACATTGTGTTAGGTGATTTGATTCGTGATTATCACACAAAATTGGATAACTCACTTCTTAATGGAACAGGTGCTAATGGTCAGCCATTAGGACTTGCAACAATGACAAGTGGAATTCTAGTAACTTATACAGCCACAACTGGAACAGTTGCAGGACTATATCCAAAGATTGCAGATGCAATTCAACAAATTCAATCAACTGTTTTTGCTAACCCAAATGCAGTGATTATGCACCCACGCCGCTTAGGATTCCTATTAGCCGGCGTTGATAGTTCAAATAGGCCGTTAATTGTGCCGCAGGCATACAACCCTATGAACTCAATGGGTACAGGCAATGGCACACCTTCTTATGGCAATTCAGGTTACTCAATTCTTGGTTTACCAATTATTGTTGATGCTAACATTGCTACTAACAAGGGTGCAGGCACAAATCAAGACACAATCTTTGTGGTTGATTTGAATGAAACCCATCTATGGGAAGAAGCCGCCGCGCCAACCTATGTTACATTTGAAGAACCAAGTGGCAAGGTTGCGTTAAACATTGTTCTATTTGGAATGTCAGCATTTACGGCTGAACGCTATCCAGGTGCAATTGCACAAATCAATGGAACAGGTTTGGCCGCGCCAACCTTCTAATAAAACAGACTTCCTGGCCACTACCCTTCCAGTGGCCAGGATTCTAAC